GATCATCCTAATGGTTCTCAATTTTCAGGAGAAGCAATAGAAAACATGCCTTTAATTGAAGCAATTCCAGATGAAGGAAATACTATGATCCATAAATTAATAACTTTAAATTCAGGAACTTCTAAATTACCAATAGTAACAACTAATATACCTAAAATAACATTAAATCTTGGTGCATCTATTAATGTAACACCATCAACACTTAATTTTAATGATGTTAGTGCACAGTCAGAACCTAGTGGATATTTATATACAATAGCAGATAGAAGATTATTAGCTGGTTTTGGGGGAGGTCGTTCAGATAATTATAGCCCTGTTAAAACAGCAAGAACAGCATTTAGTCAAACAATAATGGGTGGTGATTCTGTAAGTTTAACTGCACTTAATAGTACATCATTATTTGGAACTAATACTAAATTATTAACAACATTAACAATAGAAGGAAGGGACACAGGAGCAAGAGTAACTATACCAGTATCCATAAGTAAAACTCAAATAGGACAAACAACTGTAACAACTGAAACAGGTATATCCTTAAGATAATTAAACAAAAATAAAATATGTCATTCGTAAGATTCGCACAAACAGATATAGTAAACGATACCGCAAAAATAACAACTTCCACTTGGACAGGTAATACAAATGCATTAACAGCTGTATTTACTTCATCTACACAAGCAGTTCTACATTCACCTTCAAGTTCAGGAGCTCATTATATAAATGTATTTAATAAAAACCCACAATCAGACACAACAGCTGAAGTACAATATTCAATAGCATATGGCCATAAAGCAGGATCGGGATCTGAACATTTTACACATGCCGTAGGGAGTTATGGAAAAAGCCCATCAAGAAATATTTATAGCCAATATAGACAATTAGTTTATGGTACTGAAACACAAAATTTTACTTTTGTAGATCATACACCAGATGATATTTATGTTATTAATGTTAATAGATCAAGATATAAACATAATTTAAAACCAGGTTCATTAAACTTAACATTAGCATCAGGAAGTTCAGTTACAAATGGAAATACAGTAGTACATCTTACTGATGATTCAATAACAACAACAGGATCATCCGTTATAACTAATGTAGGAAGACAATTTAATTTAGTATCAGGTTCTAATGGTGTACGATTAGGAAATACTGTTCAAGTTGTAGGTAGTGGTTCATATGGTTATTTTTATCCAGATGCTGGTCTTATTATTTTAAACGCTGCAGCTTTAGGCCATAAATTTAAAACAGCAGCTTATGCAGGTTTACAACGTGGAGTAAATTCTAATACTCAAGAAGATAATCATGTAAAATTACTTTATACTATTGAAAGTGGTAGTAGTTTTATAGTAGATAGTGAAGAAAAAGTATCATCAACATATTATTTTGCTAGAGCAAGAAATTTTGAATTTAATTATACAACTAATCCTTCATTTATAGATGATAATGGAAACGTATTAATAAATTCAATGATTGATAATCCTACATCTTATATTACAACAGTAGGTATGTATAATGATAATGGTGAGTTATTAGCAGTAGCTAAATTAAGTCAACCAGTTACTAAAGATTTTACAAAAGAAGCCCTTGTTAGAGTTAAATTAGATTACTAAAATGTCATTTGAATGTCAATTGTATATAAAAAATTTAAGCCACAGGATTACGCGATAGTTCCTTTTAACGCCCATAAACAATATAATTTTGTATCTTCTTCTGCTTCATCTAACTCAGTAAACCATTACAATACTAAATGGACGTCTGAATCTATAGACCTCTACACTAAGGGTAATATTAAATACAATCAAATAGATCATCTCTTTTATAGAAATTTTAAAAAAATAAATAATCTTTCATCAGGAGATAAATATTTAGGTCAAGATGATATTAATTATTTAAAACATAAAAGAGTATTATATAAAGAAGCTAACATTTTATCTATACCCGCAGGTTTATATGGTTATGAAATAAGACCAACATCATTATATATTTCTTCAAGTACACATAGATTTAAAGATGATGGTTTTGGTAATTTAATATCAAGTAGTACTAATTTAAATGAATATGAAACCGATATACGTTCTAATGTTTTAAATATTGGTCCAGTAAATGGGTTTAAAAGATATGATTTAAATGTTTATGATGGGTATTCTATTAATGGAAGAGATCAATATTTTTATTTAAATGGGGTTAAAAGAATAAATCCCGTTTCTTCATATAGTACTCCTGAAGGAGATGAATATGATGATAGTTATCTTTTTAATTTAATTAATTATAAAAATGTTAATTTTTCAGAACAAACACTATTTAATGGAAATTTTCCAGTTATAGATTTTGCTGATACATCAAATTCATCATTAGAAATAGGCCATAAAGGGGATTTTAATTTTAATCCGGATGATGATTTTACTATTTCCTTTTGGACTAATGTAAGAAAACCAACAGTAGGACAATTAACAATCAACACCAATAATATAACAGCTTCTGCTGCGGGTAATGAAAATTTAACATTAATATCTTCAGATGGAACCACTAAAACTTATAGATGCACATCAGGTACTAATGGATCAGATTTAGGTTCAGAGGTAACATCTATTCAATGGAAAATAGCTCAAGCTACTGCAAATAAAGATAATGTAAAAGCAACAAATTTAGTCAATGCTATTAATGGTTCTACAGGCCATAATGGTAAATTAACAGCAATAGCTGTTGATGATGTTGTAACTATAAAACAATTAGATATACAATCTACGGTTGGTATTATAGGAAATACAACAGTAACAGCAACAGCTCAATTTAACCAAAAAGTAGACGGATCAGTCTCATCAACATTCACAGGAGGAACAGATTCGGATTATTATTTATTTTCAAAAAGTACAACTAAAAAGGGACTTCCACCTAAAAGACCACTTAAATTATCTAATTCATCATCAATTTTATATCCCGTACCCTATAATATACCCTCTGAACCACAATTTCCTTATGAAATATATGTTTTTCAAAAAGAAATTTTCTTTAAAAGATCAGATGGAGAAATCACTACTTTTTATAGTGCATCTTACACTCCGGGTGCTCAACAACATATAACATGTAGAGTAACTTCATCACAAATGGAAATTTTTATTAATGGTGTAGGATCAGGAGTCTCAGGATCAGATAAAACAGTTAAACAAACACAAAATACAGCTAATGTTTATGTGGGTAGCAAAGGAAATAAATCAAATTTTCTCTCAGGATCTATGAGTCAAATAAATATTTTTAATAAAGCTTTATCTGATGTACAAGTTTTAAATCATTATACTAGTAATAATGGTTCACCCTATATAGGAAATATATTTTATAATAATGGTTTTATAACAATAACCCACCCAGGATTTATTAGCGCCCTAGATACAACAGGAGATGGTATTGTAAATACTTTACAATTCCAAGGTTCACATCAAATTTATGAGCATGAATATCAATGTACAATTGAAGAACACGAGTATAATAATACAACTAACATATCAGCAAGAAAGATAAAATCTAAAGATGAAGAAGAAATGGCAAACTTCCAAACAAGTTCAGCCTTTAAACCTTATATTACAACAGTTGGATTATATAATGAGAATAATGAATTATTAGTAGTAGGTAAAATGGCTCAACCTATAAGAACATCAAACGAAACTGACACAACTATCGTACTTCGCTGGGATACCTAAAATAGTCTTCGTACATTGTATATATGCAATGGAACTATCAAAACAAACATATTCAAGAAATTAATGACCTCCCAGAAGGTGCATTTGGTTTCATCTATCAAACAACTCACATCCCAACAGGAAAAAGATACATTGGTAAAAAGTCTTTAATTTATAATTTAAAGAAAAAATTAGGTAAAAAAGAAAAAGCCCTGTGGGAAGGTAAAGGTCGTCCTCCAGTATACAAAAGAGTATTAAAAGAAAGTGATTGGAAAACTTACTATGGATCACATGCGTTTATTAAAGATGCAAATGATGATGATTTAGAAAGAACAATTTTACAAATAGCTTACAATAAAAAAGAACTTACATATTTAGAATGTAAATATCAATTTATATTAGAGGTATTAGAAGATAAGTT